ACTTGCCCATGCCGCGCTGCATATTCGAAGCGGAGATGACGCCCTCGCCGGCCTGGAGCATCGTCAGAACGTCGGCACCTGCGGGACCCGGGACGATACCGCCGGAGTGGAGCGTCGGGATCTTGCTGATACCAAAGCCGTTCCAGTTGAAGTTCACCGAAGCGAGCGTCCCACCGAGAGGGTTGGGTACGCTGAAGTTCATGTGCAACTGAATGGCGTCGAGTGCTCCGATCAGGGTGTCGATCATCGTGATGATTACGTTGATAGGCGCCTTGATAACGGCAATGATCCCGTCCCAGATCACACCTAGTCCGGTCTTGAGGCCGTCCCAGATCGCACCCCAAGCCGTGCTAATCACCTTGCCGGCCGCGTCGAGCAGGATCGGGAAGATACCGAGCGCGGCCTTGAAGATGGACCCGATCTCATCCCAGACGCCGCTGAAGATTTCTTGGATGCCGTTCCAGACTCCCTTCCAGTCGCCCTTGAAGAGCGCCGCGAAGGTGTCGAAGATGCCCTGTATGACCTTGAAGACGTTTCCAAACGTCTCAGACCAGAACTGCACGATCACCTTGACGTAGGCCGTGATGTCGTCGCCCCAGGTCTTCCAGAACGACTTGATGAACCCGAGCACGCTCTGCACGATGCTCTGAATGTCGTTGAAGACGGCCGAGAACGTGGACTGGAGTTGCTTCATGTCCTTGCCGAGTTGGCCGCCTTGTGCGCTGCCACCCTTGAACATAGCCGTCAGGCTGTCGAATGCCCGCTGCGCCGTTGATATCGCGCCCGGAAGGGTCGAGGAAAGGAAGTCGGCGATGGGTTGCAGCACGGACCACAGAGCCTGCACGGCGCCCGAGACGGTTGCGAGGATGCCTGGCATGTCGTTGCCGAGCTGATCCAGGAGCGGCCCCACGGCGTCCATGATGTTATTGAATGCGTCGGCTAGGGGCGGTAGAACGGCTTGAACGATCTTGTCGATGATGCCGCCGAGCTTGACCATCGCTTCGGTCACCTTTTGGTGCGCGGCGGCGAGCTTGCCGGCCGAAGTGTCGGCATATGCCTCGGCCTGCCCGCCTGCCAGCTTCTGCACCGCGGCGAGGGCGGCAGTCTCGGTGGCTTGCTTATCGGCTGCGGTGGCGGCGTCGATCTGGGCCTGAGTTGCCTTGACGTTGGAGGCTTTGAGGGCGTCCATCGCCGTGGTTACTGGGGCCACTTCGATACCGAGCTTCTTGAGCGCGCCAGTGTTCCCCTCTTGGGCCTTGATGATGATGTTGGTCGCAGAGGCAAGGTCGATGCCTTTCAGCCGAGCCAAATCCATCGCCTCGGACATGTCGCCCTGAGCCTGGCCCACGTCATGCGTGACGCCAACCAACAACGCGAGCGACTGCCGCTGATCGTCGGCGCTGAACCCGTACTTGAGGTTGGCGTCGATGACCTTGTTGATTGCGTCCACGTTGTCTTGTGCGGCTGGGACGTTGTTCTTGAGAGCCGTACTCATCTGGGCCGTGGAGACTGCCGCGTCCTGATACGCCTTCTCCGAGTCCCCGAGTACGTCCACAACCTTGGAGATGCCCTCAGATGCGACGTTGAACACGCCGAGCCCGATCCCCGCGCCGATACCCGACAGGATGCCGCCGAACTTAGAGCCATGCCCGGCGGCATCATCGAAGTTCTTCCCGATCTTGGAGGTGGACTGAGTAACGTCCTCCTCCATCTTCTTGGTCTCGCTGGTCGCCGTCGCCATCCCGGCTTTGAACCCGGAAGCATCGACGCCCAACTTGATGAGAAGTTCCTCGATTGTCACTGGTCCTCCTCATCCTTGGCCCAGTCGGGAAGATCAACTCGGGAGATTGCGGCGAGTGCGGCCTCGTCTGCCTCACGGCCGAACCTGGGGCGCTCTGTGCCCCATTGCGGCATGACAGCGGCCAGGGTCACATCCTTGGCTCCGGCAGCGAGCAGGACGGCTTGCACCGTCATCCCCGTCAGCACGTCGAAACGCTCCGGCCCGATGGGGCCGTACATCGCTTCGTAGTCCTGCCATTCCGCGAGTTCATATGAGCTGATGCCTCGGTTGTGCCGGAACCATCGGGCGATCCGTTCTCTCCAATTGCGGGGAGGTGGATCGCCCTCCAATTCGGCGACGGTCTTGTGAAGCGCCAGTGCTACTCGGAAGAGCCGCTGACGCCCGGGGAGTTTGGGAGTTCGGTCAGCTTCTGCGCGTCTTCCTTGGACAACCCAGAGAGCCGAGCCGCCACATCGAAGAGACGTTCCACCGGAGCCGAGTCCTTCTCGGACAGGGCTGCGACGTCCGCCTCGGTGAAGAGTGGCTTGGTGTCCGTTTCGTCCACGATGACGCAGAGCGAGATGAGTCGGACGCGGGTCAGAGCGACGTGATCCAAGGTGATATCGCCCTGCGTGATCCCGGCGCTCGATGCCGATGCCTGGACCGTCCAGAGTTCGTAGAGCCCACGGTCCTTAGCGCTCAGGCCGCGAACCCATAGCTCCCCGCCCCATTCGGGAACGGAGACCAATTCAGGCTTGCGGTCCTGAGCGTTGAGGACTTGTTCGCGTGTGAGAACTGCCATCGAAGTAGCCCCTTCGCTTTGGTTATGCCGGGCCGGTCTGAGGACCGTCAGGCGTGATCTCCACGTCGAGCGTGGCGTGGCCGGCGAACGGGAGTCCGTTCTCGGCCTTGGTGATGAACCCGTAGACCTCGGCCTTGATGGTGTTGGTCGGGGCGTTGCTGAAGACCTGGAACTTGCGGCGCAGCCGGTTGCGGGCCAGGTACATCACGCCGGCCGTCGCGTTCTGAGTCGCGTTGCCCGGGTCGAAGACGCACGTTGTCGTGATCTTCTGGTTCGTGATGACGGTCGGCTTCTCTTCCTTCTCGCCGTTGGTGGAGTCCTGATTGGTCACGTCGGTGGTTGCGACCGAAAGACCCCCGCCCTTGATATCGCCGCACTGCGCGAGCGTGGTCATGGTGGAAAGGTCCGAGGCGCTGACCTTCAGCAAGAACCCTGGACCCTGATACGAGGTGGTTGCCACTGTGGATCAGCTCCTTTCAGCCGAGAAGGAAGACGGCGTACTTCAGCCCAGCGGCCGAGCCCGTCATGTACATGTTCCCGTCGGCCTGCTGCCAGCCGGAGGGCTGGACGAGGAACGCCGAGAAGAGGTTGGCGCCGACGCTGTACGTGGTGATATCTCCCGACCGTCCCTGCGGGTTGCCCTGCGGGTAGGAGAGGAAGGACACGGTGAGCGCGCCGCCTGTGGAGTTCTGAACGACCACGAGGCACTTGCCCGGCAAGCTGACCTGATCGTTGTTCGGAGATGCGGCCCCGCCGGACGCCGTGAACACGAAGTCCAGAGCGGTCGCGGTCGGCTGCGCACCGATGGGCCAACCGGCCTGAATGCCCGAGTACGGCCCGACTGGGGTAACGAGCGGGATGACTGTCCTAGCCATTTAGACCTCCTGGCTGATCGTGCGGTGCTTCGTGGGTGGAGAGGTGGCCCGCGTGTACGGCGGGGTCCGGGTCAACGGTGGAGAAAGCGCAAGCGGAGCAATCGAACTTCGCGACCGGCCCCCACAGCCCCGCCACGATCTGCGGGCCTCTCACCGTTGCCCGTGTGGCCTTCTGTGGTGGCTCAGGCGGGGCGATAGGCTCCGGTATGGCCTCCGGGGTGTCTTTGCGCAAAGACAGTTGCTCCGGGTCTTCTAGCGGTTCGTCTCTTGTCATGGTCACTTCCCCATTGCGAAGCGGATGGCGGTGAATAGGAGCGTGCCGGAGGTCCCGATAGCAGAGACACCGATGCCGACACGCCAACGAAGGGAGAGCATGTGGCTCTCGGCTTGTGCCTCGTTGGCAAGACCCATCTCTGCGGTTTGCTTTGAGAGGGCCGCCTCGATTGCTCGGGCTGTGACGATCCCCCCAACCGTCGTGCAAACGTCATCGAGCTTGGCGTTCGTCTCCTTGAAACGGCGGTTCATGTCGAGCCGAGTCTGATCGACTGCGCCGAGGATGCTGGACGACAGGCGCACGAGGTCGTCAACGCTCGCGACGCCGTTGCCGGTGGCGTTGTCTTTGGTGAGCGGCTTGAGGACGGGACTCATGGGATGGCGATCCTCTCGACTACGGTCAGGACGTACGGCAGGGCTGCCCACGTCTGATCTTCGGGGCCGGATACGGGACCGATTGAACTGATCCAGACCTGATCGCAGAGCCCGGCCATCGTGCGGTCGTACAGGTAGGCTCCAACGAGCGCGGCCTCGAACCTCATCGCAATGACGTGCATCGCGTCCCGGAGGTTCATGTCCAGGTAGAGGCGATGCGGGATCTGCCACTCGTACTTGATGTGGCTCTGCGAGTCCGGACCGACTGACGGGGCGGACGGCGCGAGACACACCAGCGTCAGCGGGGCGATCACGTTGGAGGGGATCGGGGCGACCGTCTGGCCGGGGTTGAGCGGATCCGCAATCTCCCCGGTCCCAGCGGCGAAGATGGCGCGTATGCCCATCGTGCCCTTGTTCAGATCGGCGATGCCCTGCACCTGAGCCGCGGCAATAGCGACGGAGCGGTCACAGATGCGGGCGATATCGGAGTGGATCATCGGAGTCTCCGCTCCACTTCGTTCAGGTCATGCTCGGTGAGATAGGCCATGTCCGTCTCGCTTCGCTTGATCGGGCGGGCGCCGGCATCGAGGTAGAGGGTGTTCTCTTCGGGCCGAGTGCAATGCTCCTCTATGTCCGAGACGATGCCGATCAGGATCAGCCCGACGAAGACAGCCAGGATGAGAACCGGGACGATCATCACGGGGTTCATTTCTCCTGCATCCTTCGCTCGATGTAGCCGGACACCTTGGAGCGGTTGGAGTCGTAGGCCCGTCCGAGCCAGTGGAGGGGCGGGAAGCTGTAGCCGCGCCGCTGAATGTTGCGGGCGATCACGAACGCGAACCCTCGGACAGCGGAGTCGGCGGTCTTGGTTGCCTTGGTGCCCTTGGCGGGTCCGGCGATGCCCTTGGACACGAGCCAGTCGGCAATCGGTTGGATGGGGGGCATCTTGCCGCTCTCGGACTTCCAGCCGAATTCGAGCGGCCGGCCTTGCGGTGCCATCCCGCCATGAACGCCCACGGTGACGGAGGAAACATCGCCGTTCCGATCGATATCGGAAGTGGTGGTGTTCCGCTCCGTCTGACCGCGGAAGTGGTGCTCTTTGAGGTTGGCCTTGGCGTCCCGTTCCATCGCGTGCGCGGCGTCGATCAGACCATGCTCGGCGCGAGACTGATACGCCTCGTGCTGCAACATCGCCATGACCTTGGCCTCGCCTTCGATGTGAACGGAGATCGTCATTCGGGGACATCCTCCGCGTTGATCTCCGGGGCCTCGTCCAGCTTGGCGCGGATGCGGGCGATCATCTCGTCCTTGCTTCCGGCCTGGCTGACGCCGATGTCCTTGCAGGCGGCGCGTAGCTCGTCCTTGCTCATCTCGTCCAGAGACTTCGGCTCGGCGATCTCTGAGTCGTCCGGCTCGGCGATGATCTGGTACAGCCCGGAGGATCGGGCGCGCTCCACCACTTCGGGAACAGAGGCGTTCTGCTCCTTGGCGATGGCGGCAAGTTCCACGGCATCGATGTCTCGGGCCGGGAGGTCGGGGCGGTAGCCCTGGCCGGTGTAGATGAGCGATGGCATTTGGAGCCCCTTTCAGCGGATCATGCCGGCGCCGAAGCCGTACGTCTGGATGAGCTGCCAGGACTTCGAGGTGAAGGCCTTGGCGGTGACGACTGAGCCGAACGGCGTCAGCCCGATAGCGTCTGAGTAGCCCGCACGAGCGGACAGGAAGGCCCGTGTTGCCTCGACAAGCACGGCGCGGTGTAGATCACCGGGACAGCGTGTGAACAGGCCCCACGAGGCTGTGACGATGTTCCCGCCGTAGGAACCGGACCACGACCGGCCCGGGAGAGCCAGAAGGCCGGTGTAGGGCGTCCCGTTGAGCGGGAACGGCAGATAGTCCGTGCCCGATACCCATGTCTGGCCGCTGACGACTACCGACGCGACTGAGGTGCAATCGTCAATCGGAAGCAGGTTCGTGGGCCCGGGTTTGCCGGTGAACATGCGCTGAGAGGACCCGAGCGCCACGACTGCGAAGTTGGACCCACCGCGAGCGCGGCCGATCTCTCGCTCGAACTCTGCCGTGGTGTCATCTATGAGCGACACCTTGCCGATGTTCCACTCGGGGCCGTAGTTGTCGTTGTCCGATCCGAGCGTCTTGTTCAGATCGTCCAGAGTCGCAAAGGCGGTGAGGTTCACGGTGCCGGCTGTCCCGGCGCCAGTTACGGCGACCGGCACCGTGAATTGAGTCGTGCTGGTAACGGTGATCTCTTGCTCCCCATCGAGAGACGGGGTGCAGTTGGTCCCGGAGAAGATGGCCCGATACGTGGCACCAACCCACAGCCCATGCGCGAGCGTCGTGATGACGGTCGGATTGGCTGCGGTGATCGTTGTTGCCGTGAGTGTCGGGTACATCGTGTCTCCAAGTGGAACCGGGGAGGACTGAGGGGCTACAAGCCCTCCCCGGCCATTC